CCACCCTACATTAGCAGCACAACTAGTGGATTATAAATTTGAACATGAAGACATTCACCAAGCATTTGCTGATATGTACGGAGTAGATTATAAGAAAGCTAAAGAGCTGACGTTTAAACAACTGTATGGAGGGGTATTTAATGAATATAAAGATTTAGAATTTTTTAAGCGAGTAGAAAAATACATAGATGATATAAGTAGGAAAGAAAAAGTTGTTTGTAAGTCTGGATATGTTTTTAAAACAGATATGAAAAAACAGAAATTGTTTAATTATATACTCCAAAATACGGAAACGTATTATAACGTACTTATATTAGAAAAAATTATTAAGGTATTAAAAAATGCTAAAACGAGGATTATACACTACACATATGACTCGTTTTTATTAGATGTAGATAAGGGCGAACGGGATGTAGTTGAATCTATAGCAAATATATTTAAGGAGTATAAATTTTCTATAAAAATAGAGGCAGGTAGTAATTATAATGCTTTAAAGAAAGTGTAATATTTATATCCAAACCCTAGTAATGAAAAATAAGCTATTTTGTACCTTTACTTCTTTAGAAGATTTGGAGAAGACGATAGTAGAGGTAAAATCTAGTTACGATATACTCTATAAGAAAATTTTTGTTTTGTACATAAAGAGTAATGATGAGTACGTCTGTACATATAATGTAGAACCGTCAAGCGTAGAGGAGATTTTACCAAATACTATTTTAGTCCATAGAAAAAAAGAATCAAATACACTATATACTATAAATGCTTTAAATGAGCTAATAAAATTATTAAATGGAGGAGTAGTTGATATACGATATAAAATTAATTGGCAACACTATCGTAATACTATTTTACTTACTCAGCATAATGAGCTAAAACAATTAAAGACAAAGATCCATCAGATTCTTGAACTTTAATTTGGAATCCAGGGTTAGGATTCTTATATTTACAACAAGTTATATTTTAAAAGTTATATTATGGATTTAAATGCAATTCGCAGTAAGCTGAACTCCTTGCAGCAAACAAACAAAGGAGGCAATCAAAACAGCACTAGCTTGTTTTGGAAACCAAGTGTTGGTAAGCAAGTAATTCGTATTGTACCCAACAAGTTTAACAAAGCTAATCCTTTTACGGAAGTGTATTTTCACTACGGAATTGGTGAGCGCACAATGATTTCACCTATCAATTATGGTGAAAAAGATCCAATCGCTGAGTTTGCGAAGCAACTTCGTACTACTAGTGATAAGGAAAATTGGCGTTTGGCTAAGCAACTTGATCCTAAAATGCGTATTTTCGCTCCGGTGATTGTACGTGGTGAAGAGGAACAAGGTGTTAAGCTTTGGCAGTTTGGTAAGAATACTTACCTCGAATTCCTTTCACTTGCTGATGATGATGATATTGGTGATTACACTGACATCCATCAGGGACGTGATATTACAGTAGACACAGTAGGTCCTGATGTTACAGGTACTGCTTACAATAAGTCTTCTGTTCGTGTTAAGACTAAGCAAACTCCACTTGGTGATGCTGATCAAATTCAAAAGTGGTTAGATGAACAAGCTAACCCAACTGAAGTATTTAAGCGTTATTCATTCGAAGAAATGAAAGCCAACCTCCAGAAGTTTTTAACTCCTGAGGATGCTCAAGAAGGAGATATTATTGACGAAGATAAGTCTGATCTCCCTTTTGATAAAGGGGGGTCCCAAAATAATTATGCTCTTAAGACTCCCCAAAAAGAGAGCAAAGTTGATAAATTCGATGAATTATTTAACTAATGCCTAGAGGAAAAAAAGCATCCCTAACTGAGGCAGTCTCTAAAGAACTTAAGGCAAACTTTGATTTGTCTAAGTTTAAGGAGAAAAAAATGCTTAATGCAAATGCTAAGTTTAAGCCTCAACAGTGGATCCCACTTTCCCAAGCATTCCAGGATGTAACTTCAATCCCTGGCATACCTGCAGGACATATTGTTTTGCTAAGAGGCCATTCTGATACCGGTAAGACAACCGCCTTAATTGAGGCGGCTGTCTCCGGTCAGAAGAGGGGAATTCTTCCTGTGTTTATTATCACAGAGATGAAATGGAGTTGGGAACATGCTAAACAAATGGGTCTTGAAGTCAATGAAGTAATTGATGAAGAGACAGGTGAGATTACAGATTATAATGGGCAGTTTATTTATGTAGATAGAGAAACAATTAACTCTATTGAAGATGTAGCTGCATTTATTTTAGATTTAATTGACGAACAAAAGAAAGGTAACTTACCTTATGACTTATTGTTCTTGTGGGATTCAATTGGCTCGGTACCATGCGAAATGTCCCTCAAATCAAATAAAAATAACAATGAATGGAATGCAGGTGCAATGTCTACCCAGTTTGGTAACAATGTAAATCAACGTATTGTTCTTTCACGTAAAGAAAGTAGTCCATTTACTAATACACTTGTGTGTATCAATAAAGTATGGACTCTTAAACCAGAATCACCTATGGGTAAACCTAAGTTGATGAATAAAGGAGGATATGCTATGTGGTTTGATTCAACATTTGTAGTAACATTTGGTAACGTAATGTCAGCTGGCACATCTAAGATTAAAGCAATTAAGGATGGTAAACAGGTTGAATTTGCTAAACGTACTAACTTACAAATTGATAAAAACCATATTAATGGAGTTACTACTAGGGGTAAAATTGTAATGACACCCCATGGTTTCATAAATGATAGTGATAAAGAAATTAAAGAGTATAAAAATGCCCATGCAGAGGCTTGGAGAGCTGTGCTAGGGGGTGTAGATTTCGATATCATTGAAGAAGATCAGGAAGTACAAGATATTTCTCACTTCGAAAAAGAACCAGACTAATAATGATTAAAAAAGATTACTTAAAGATGCTCAATAACCTTGAGCAAGGGGAAAGTTCAACTAAACCTGGTCAACACGAACGTGTTATTTTTATAGATGGCCTTAATCTATTTTTGAGAAATTTCGCTATATTAAATTTTGTAAACCCTAGCGGTACTCACATTGGGGGTTTAGCAGGCTTTCTCCGTTCTTTAGGTGCTCTTATAAATCAAATACAACCAACCTCAATATATATCGTGTTCGACGGAGTGGGTGCCTCTACTAACAGGAGGTACCTGCTCCCAGAATATAAAACGGGTAGGAACTTAAATAGAATTACTAACTGGGATATCTTTGAAGATATTGGGGACGAAAATGATGCTAAAGTAGATCAAATTATTCGTTTAATCCAATACTTAAAATGCCTCCCAGTTAAAGTAGTTTCTATTGATAAAGTAGAAGCGGATGATATTATAGCTTATATGTCTAAAGACATGGCTAAACGTTTTGATACTAAGTCATATATTGTTTCTAGTGACAGAGATTTCCTTCAATTAGTAGATGATAATATTACAGTTTATCGCCCAATAGAAAGGGAATTCTACGATATCCATACTGTAAAGGAAAAATTTGGTATTGTTCCTGAAAACTTTATTCATTATAAAGTTCTAGTAGGAGATGCTTCTGATAAAGTGCCTGGTGTAAAAGGATTAGGTAAAAAGGGTGTACTTAAACGTTTTCCCGAGTTAGCAGAGGGGCCTATGCCTTTTGATAGGTTATTTGATTTAAGTGAAGAAAAACTTAAAGATAGTGTAGTTTACGCTAGAGTAATTCAAGATTGGGATAAGCTTCTAAACACAAAAAAAATCATGGACCTAGAAACACCCATGATTTCAGAAGAAGAAGCAGAATATCTTTCTGAACTACCTTTGGAACCATTAAATGAATTACGTATTTTAGAGTTTATGAGTTTATATAGTGAAGATGGGTTAAACCATATCATTAAAAACACAGAGTTTTGGTTAAAAGATACATTTGCACGATTAATATATAAAGAAGGTGACACTAAATAGTTTATCAACATACGGTACAGTATTTCAAATAAAAGTATTATCTTCACTTCTTACACATAAGGAGTTTCTTCAAAATATACATGATGTATTAAGTGAAGAATATTTTGATAATCAAGCACATAAGTGGGTAATTGGACAAATCTTAGATTATTATGAAAAATACCACACAACACCAACAATGGAGGTGTTAAAGGTAGAAATGAAAAAAGTATCTAATGAAGTTTTACAATTATCTATTAAAGAACAACTTCGTGAGGCTTATCAAACATCAAACGAAGATTTAGAATATGTAGAAAAAGAATTTTCTTCATTTTGTAAAAACCAACAATTAAAAAAAGCACTCCTTAATTCTGTTGACTTACTCAACTCAGGTGACTTTGAATCAATTAGAGGACTTATTGATAATGCTTTAAAAGCGGGTGCTGAAAAAAATATAGGACATGAATACATTAAAGATACTGAAGCGCGTTATAGAGAAGAAGCAAGAACTGTTGTGGCTACCCCCTGGAGTAGATTTAATGACCTTATGCAGGGAGGCTTGGGTAACGGAGATTTTGGTCTCATCTTTGGTAATCCTGGAGGGGGTAAGTCGTGGACTTTAGTGGCATTAGGTGGCTATGCCGTTAAAATGGGTTATAATGTATTGCACTATACTTTAGAACTTGGCGAAGATTATGTAGGACGACGTTATGATGCTTTTTTTACAGGTAAACCTGTAGATACACTGTTTAAAAGTAAGGATAAAATAGAGGAAATAGTTAAAGAACTACCGGGCCAACTTATTATTAAGGAGTATGCACCAGGTCAAGCAACAGTAAATACGCTTAGAGCCCATATTCAAAAATGCACTGATTTAGATTTTAAACCAGACTTAATTATTATAGATTATGTAGATCTTCTTTCATCAAAAAAACGAGTTCAGGATAGAAAAGGAGAAATAGATGATATTTATGTTAGCACTAAAGGTCTTGCTAAAGAGTTACAATTGCCTATTTGGTCTGTTTCTCAAGTAAATAGAGCAGGGGCAAAAGATGATGTGATTGAAGGTGATAAAGCTGCTGGTAGCTATGATAAAATCATGATTACTGATATAGCAATATCTCTTTCACGCAAAAAAGAGGATAAAGTTAATGGCACAGGTAGATTCCATATTATGAAAAATAGATACGGAATGGATGGAATGACATTTTCAGTAGTAGCAGATACATCTACTGGCCATTTTGAAGTTACGGATCACCATTTTGATGATAGTGATAGTCCTCGTCCTGTTCAACGAATTGAGGGTACAAATTTAACTACTTTGGATCGAGATACATTAGCGCAACAATTTTTTCAATTAAACACCTAAAAAATAAAAAACTGAGAATGTCTAAAAGTAAATTACTTACAGAAAGAGTCGTTTATAAACCTTTTGAGTATCCTAAAGCTCACGAGTATTGGCTCAAACAACAACAAGCACATTGGTTACATACTGAAGTACCAATGATGAGTGATATTAACGACTGGAAACAAAATTTGAATGAAACCGAAAAAAATATAATTGGTTCTATTCTTAAGGGCTTTGCCCAAACTGAAACTGTAGTAAATGATTACTGGAGCGGTTTGGTTACTAAATGGTTCCGAAAGCCTGAAATAATTATGATGGCGACCACATTTGGCGCCTTTGAAACTATACACGCGGAGGCATACTCACTATTAAATGAAGAACTTGGACTTGATGACTTTAGCGAATTTCTCGAAGACGAGACTACAATGGCTAAGATTGAGAATCTTATGTCAGTTAGGGATAGCTTTAATGGTACAAAAGATTGGCACGAAATTGCTAAGAGTTTGGCCATATTCTCGGC